CTCAAACGGTGTGAAAAAAATTTCATTGGGATCGAGTAATTCAGCCATTTATATCTCCAAATTAAAAATTATCTTTTCAAATAAATATACAACTTTCAAAAAATATGGGGAGTGTATTTCAACTCCCCACTTATATCAATTAAGCACCAGGGAACGCAGCACCAGTAGACTGAATGTTAAAATCAAGAATGATAAATTCAGCTGTTTTGGCCGGTTGTAAGAACAACTGTCCATAAAGTATGTTGCGGTCAATAATGTCAGCAGTGTTGTTACTTTCATCCATGATAACACGGAAGGCATAAAGACCTTGACGTTGTTGGATGGATTCAAGATATGGTGTTACGATGTTCAAGAATCGTGAACGTGTTTGTGAAGTATTTTGTTCAAACACAAGGTATCTTGTGGAAGAAGCAATAAACTTCTTAGCAGCAATCAACAATCTACGAACATTGATACGGTCAAGAGCAGATGGACGACCTTGAAGTGTCTTTTGACCCCATACACATACTCCTGTTGATGGGAATACTGCAATAGGATTGATACGAGCTTCATAAAGTGTATCTCTTTCTGCATGAGTTAGGCGAGATTTAACTTCGACTACCTCTGTAAGACCACCACGATTCAAACCAGCAGGAGCAAACCATTCGGCTGCAACACGGTCATTGAACGCGATAACGCCAGGAAGAACAACAGATGGTGGAACCCATACCGGCTTATTTCTATCAAAGTCAAGAATTTTAACCCAAGGATAGTATGTAGCCGCATAGTTACTATCAAATCCTTCGGTTGTTGCAACAGCAGTTGCAATGTTGTCATTGATACCAACGGAATCCATTACATAGAAGGCATCACCGCGATCCTCACACATATCTTTAGCATAATTTGTTATGGCAGAATGTAATGAGTGAAGAACACCAGGAGTTGCAACCATGTTAATATCAAATTCGTCAGCATTTGAAATTGTGTCAAGTGCCTTCTTATATGAAGTATATCCATCAGCGGTTGAGTTTGATATATCAAATCCTTGTGTATTACCGGCTTCAATGTATGTTCCCAATTTCTTTTGGAGATGTGGTTTGTGACCATCAAATCCGCCTTGAAGTGGCACAATAAATTTACGAGAATCTAGTGCAGTATTTGTAGATAAATCGATCGATGAACTGTAAGCAACTGCACTCGATGGGAAACTTGCACCAGGATTTTGTTGATAATCACCCAAATAGAAATCTACATTAGATCCAGTTGTTTGATTTGCAGTTATAGGTAATGGACGCAAATAATTAAAGTTATCAGTATTGTTGAAATCATAACTGAATCCCCAATACACTCGTCTATTATATGCACCACCGGCTGTTTGGTCTGTCACAAATGTAGCAGCAGCAGGTTGTGTGAAATCTTTTGGTATCGGTGATTTAGGAGCACGGAATCCAAAAGGAACGAGATTTGGAGATACACCACCGTTTGTGACGGCTTCTGTTACTTCAACACGAATATATTTTGATTTATTAGAATAATCACCATTAACAACAACTTTACCTTCATCTGTAATTGTAATAAATCTATCACCAATAACTCTTGAAATAAATCTAGGTGAATTTGGATCAAGATTACACTTAAATGTTTCTATTATATTTGGACGCAAATCTTCATCTTCGTATGTAAATGGTGTTTGTGGAAGTTTAGATTGATCAACAAATCTAACAACAACATCGAAATCACCATATTCAGAACCAGCGATTGTTCCAGCAGGACGAATGTTAGCAATACCAACTTTTACCTCATAGTTTGAATGAATACCATGAGAAATTGTATGAAACTTAAACAAATCTGTTGTTGTTGCACCAACTTTTTGAGAAGTAATCCAAGGTGTTGCTGCAGCCAAATAATCTGTTGTAAAATCCCATGGAGAACCAGCAGAGCCAGTTTCAATCAAAATTGTTGTTGCTCCATCAGCTGCCAAAGAAGCAGAAGCTTGTTTCTTAAAGTTTACATAATTGTAAACAGCGTGAGTTCCGTATGGGTTATATCCATATAAATCACCGATATATGCAGTAGATTCTGGGTTAATTGATGCACTAAATGCAGTTCCATTTTCACTTGTAGCATTTGTAAATGAAGAAACATCTGTTGTAAATGAACCAGATATTCTTATTACAAAACTACCACTATTATTAGATGCGATTGTAGTTTTTTCAAACAAAGCTGTTGCATCGGAATTAGTTACAACAAATGTTGGGTGTAAGAATGAAATCAATTTCTTACCCCAAGAACCAGTTGCAACAACAGCAACAGGATGTTTAAGAGAATATCCACCAGATCCGAGAACACGAACTATTGTTGCACTACCGGCATTGTTAAGATAATTCTTTGCAGTATATGGTAAATATGATTGTTCGTAAGTGTTACCAAAATGAGTAACAAAATCACTAAAACCATTTACCAGTGTTGGGACGAAAGCAGGTCCCTTAAGCGTTGGTCCAATAAGAGCAGCACCAATGTTTCCTATTCCTTGTGGAAGAAAGGAAAGATCCATTTCATTGGTAAACACTCCAGGACTTACAATTCTTTCATTAGCCACTTATTATCTCCATAAAATTATAGAATGAATCAAATTCTGCATATAAATATAAAACAAAAAAGTCAAAATTATGATTTTGATGGAATAAATTTACCAGAATCTAAATCCAATACACCATCGCCATATTTTTCATTTAATGTTTTTACCAAATCACTTTCTTTTGTTTGTAATTCGGAATACTCATTGAACAATTTTTCTCTTAAATTTTTCATCTGATCCAATCTCTTATTCAATAAATGCAATTCTATCTCAACTTGACCTATTTGAGCAGTTGTTCTTGCATATCCTGATTGTAATGATTTAACAGAATCCATGTCTTCTTGTTCAAATTCTTTTTCTATAACCGTGTTTTCAGCATTCTCTGCCATATAAAACCTCACTTAAAATTGTAAAATGTAACACATATAAATATGTTCTTAAAAACTGTAAATGTATTTTTAATCAGTTTCATCTACTTCAAATGTATAAACATCTGCAGATCTAGATAATGATATATCAACCATTTGTGCAACTCTACGTCTAAATGCCGCAAGTGAATCGGATCCATCATCATTTCCGTTACCAAATCTACCTCTTTCTGCACCAGCTTGACCTGCACCTCTCAATCTAGCATTTAACTCATTAGTTGTTCCATAATAATTTACGTTGTCTGGATTCATCATGGAGTTAATATCACCAAACATTTCAGATACAAACCTAATCTTATTTGCACTAATAACTCTCTTTGTTGTTGTATCTGCACCAACATCTTTTGGTATAAGATAACCATGAACCGTTAATTGAAATGAAGAACGAACTACACGATCCTGACCAGTTGTGTTATTATCTTCAATAGCCATTGAATCCATGTATGTTGAGAATTTGTAATAATTCTTATCACCGAATGCCTGTCCATTAAAATGAACAAATTGCTCAAGTATATGATTTAATTGATTTTGATATTCACACCAAACTATAAAATCGTAAGTAATATCAACAAAATCTGGCATTGGAGTTAGATAATACTCATACGATGGTTTTCTTTCATATTGTGTAGTAAATTTATCGTATGGTGTCATTCTGTTGTATCTGTGTTGCATAACATAATAAAGTTGTTTTGTTGATGCAACTTTGTTTCTACGCATTTCTGGCTTTATAGAAACTGCAGACCTTCTGAATGTTATCAATGGTATTATCGTTTTGCCTTTCTTATCTTTTAAGAAACCGTCTTTTTGTATTGATGCCCATTTTTCAGAGTTTGCATAAATAACAGGAACAACAATGGATTCACCGTTATCTTCTACTCGAAGCATCATTTTTTGATCAATAAAAGACTTAACAGAAAAATCTATATCATAAAGTGTAATTGAAACACTACGAGTTTTGTCTTTATCTCTACGAAATTGTAATTGTCTTCCTTTACCCAAATCTTGTCTTTGATTTTGTTCTGAACGGACATCATCAATAAAAGAATCACGGGTTCTTCTTATTGGCGGTTTTCTATATTTTGCAGAATTAAACATTATATGTTACTCGGAATATCATTATGATCAGTTGTTATTGCCGGTCTAAATTCTTCTATATGTATTCTTGAACGTCTTGTTAAGTGAGTTGTTGCAATTATGGAAACATTATGCCCCCATCTTTCAGTAGCAAAAGAATAATCAGGATTTTTTCCACCAAAAAATTGATTTTCTTGAACACCATCAATTTCCCACCAATCTCCGTTATATTCTATAACATCACCAACTTCAATAAAAATTTCAACATCTTTCAAAAATTCTCTAATAAAAGCAAATGTAGCCGCTTGTTGAAAATCTTGTCCAAATTCAGTTCCTTCATACGTTTGTGCTTGATAATCTATCAATGCAGGTATTTTAACAGGACTATGATATACTTTTTTATCAGATTCATTATACAAATTTGTTTTTGTGTTTTCAATGGAAAGTTTATAGACAGCAACTTCTGTATCTATTATGTCTGCTATCAGTTCCATATTAAATTTATGAACAAGACCTGCATCTCTTTGTCCGTGAAATAATGGCATGATATTATCCTATAAAAACTGCTAAAGGTGTTCCATTGAGACTTACCGATAATGCCTCCGTTTCTAATCTTTTTGCTTCTAATAATTTAGCACGAGTCATTGTGTCCAATATGGTTCTTAATTGATCAACCAATGCTTGCTTTTCGGTTCCTGCAGCAGATATTAAATCTCCAGAATTAAGAGTTGCTTCAGAATTTCCTATTGGCATTGAACCATATTTTCCTCTGATATATCCTAACATTTCTTTAGCAAGTGCAAGTCCAAATGAATATATCCAACTTTTACCAACAGAATTTATTTGTGAATATACCATAAAATCATACGGTGCATTTGACATATCAGAAACGGTTCCATTTGGGTATTTTAATGGATTACTTCTTTCCTCTTTTACAATATATTCTATCCATAATTTGAAATTCTTTGTTGGAACTGGAAATATACGAAGCTCATTATTTATCAATTCAAATGTAAATGCAGATTTACGCATCATATCATTGAACTCTATTGCTTGAACACGAAGTAAGTCTGCATACATTGGCATCAACATAAATGATACGCCAGTAGAATACGCACCAAATCCAAATGTATCTAACATTGCCTGATTGCCTAAATATGGATCATAAAATCTAATAGATGCTGGCGGTGAGTAATGATGAACTCTTTTTATTTCTATTGAACCACTTGGAACTTTTATATCACGAATGAGTGTATCTAAATCATATCTTTGTTTACCAACAGTTATATCTATTGATGACGAATAGAAATTTATATTACCGTTTGTAAATGTCTCACTACCATATTCGGTTGCAAGTTGAATTAGAGGTCCCATACCAGTAGATATATTTCTATGTGTAAGATTTGAACCAGTTGATGATCCCATTATACTTAATAAGTTTTGTTGAATGTTAAATTGATTAACATGATATGAATACTCATATACCGCTTCTTCAAAACAGGTATAAAAATTAACATCTTTCATTTCAACCGTTACCATTGGATAGCCAAGTCGTGTGGCACACCAATCTGCAAATGCATCCGCATCACTTTGAAATTGAATATCATCGTCAAATGTTCCAAATGGAGTGCTTCCAGTTGTGAAACTCGAAGAACCTGGCCATATTGGAAATTTTGTCATCAGTATCTTTGAACGAATCATGGTGTCTACCAATCGCTTTAGATCCTCAATTAGTGCCTGTTTTTCAGTTGTTGCGGCAGATAACAAATCTGCAGCATTAAGAGTTGCTTCAGCTGAACCAATCGGCATAGATCCATATTTACCTCGTATGTAACCAAGTTTTTCTTTTGAAAGAGCAAGGGTATACTTAAACAACCACTGGCGACCAACTGAATTTATATCAGTATATTGAATACGACTTCCGCTGTCATTCATTAAATCGTGTATATTGTATTGAACATTATACTGATCAACATAATTTGAGTATTCCATTACCGCACTTTCAAAAAGAGCATAGAATGTAGACGGTTGTATTTCAACACTCTGCATCGGATAACCCAATTCTCTGGCACACCAGTCAGCAACATTATCTGCATCGGTTTGGAAATCTACATCATTGTCATAGTAACCGAATGGGGTGCTACCGGTTGTGAAACTCGAAGAACCTGGCCAGTTGGGGAAATTCTTCATAAGAATTTTGGAACGGATCATTATGTCTACTAACTTTTTGAGTTCTTCCATAAGAGCTTGTTTTTCAGCAGTTCCAGCTGATAATAGGTCAGCAGAATTTAATGATGCATCAGCAAGACCAATTGGCATTGATGCGAATTTTCCTCTGATATACCCAAGTTTTTCTTTTGCTGATGCCAATGTATACTTGAATATCCACTGGCGACCAACTGAATTTATATCAGTATATTGTATTCTGCTTCCGCTGTTGTCTATAAGATCATAGATATTATTTTCAACACTATACTGATCAACATAGTTGGAGTATTCCATTACTGCATTTTCAAATAAAGCATAAAATGTTGTTGATTGCATTTCAACCTTTTGCATTGGATAACCAAGCTCTTTAGCACACCAGTCAGACACATTATCCGCATCAGTTTGAAAATCAGTATCATTGTCATAGTAACCAAAAGGAGTGCTACCAGTAGCAAAACTACTTGAACCAGGCCATATTGGAAAATTAGTCATAAGCAGTTTGGAACGTATCATAATATCAACAATACGTTTGAGTTCTTCGATTAGTGCCTGTTTTTCAGTAGCAGCTGCAGAGAGTAAATCTGCACCGTTAAGAGTGGTTTCACCATTTGGAATGGGGATTGAACCATATTTTCCTCTGATATATCCCAAATTTTCTTTGGCCAATGCTAAAGTGTATTTGAATACCCATTGTCTACCAACAGGATTTATATCAGCATATTCTATTCTTCCATCTGGATCTGGTAACAAAGCATGAACATCATTTTGAGCATTGTATTGATCAACATGATTTGAGTATTCCATTACAGCTTCTTCAAAACACGCATAAAAATTTGATGCTTGTAATTCTACATCCATGAGTGGATAACCAAGTCTTCTAGCACACCAATCCGCAACATTATCTGCATCGGTTTGAAAACTTGCCTCAGAATCGTAAAATCCGAATGGGGTGCTACCTGTTGTAAAACTACTTGAACCAGGCCATATTGGAATGTCTGTCATTTACTTCTCGGTTTTAT